TGACATTGTGGCTTCTCCTCTTTGCCTTATGTTTATGTTTGTATTGTACACTTTGCGAGAGAGGGATGCAATAGATTTTAGTTATTTTGCCTGGTAGAATTTACAACAAGTATAGATAAAGTTAAACCCCACCGAGGAGATGGTGGGGTGTTACATGGAACACAGTTACCGAGACAGCACATTTCGTGCTATTGTTGAGGGTTGTCTCGTGGTCTTGCCGGGTAACTGGGGTAAACTGTTCCATAGGAAGAAAGGTGTTGTGTGTCTGTGCCTAACCACGTAACAAGGAGGAACCAGGCACAGATACTATGGTTGTAGTTAGAAAGATTCTACACCACGGCTACAAGATGTGCTATGGAAGTTCTACCTCCATCTACCATTCATTATACTCTTTTCGGATTTTGTTTGCAATTTCTTTGCAGCTCATTCTGCCCGATTTTACGTTGTCAAAGTCACGCTGTAGCATAGTGAGCTTATTCTCGCCTACCTCCTCTAGAAACTCTGTGACACGCCCCTCAATGTTACATATGTCTCCGTATAGACGAATGTCTTTCTCTATGCGCTCTAGGATAACTTGAGTCGCTGGGTTTTTAGGAAGGTGACATTGAATGCCAGCCATGACAAACTGCAGTGTCTCTTCTGATTCTCGTAGGTCTTGTTTAGTTTTCTGTGTCTTGTACATCTTTTCTCTAGATCCTTTAATACTTTGTTTTGTAGATTCCATGTTAACCTTGATAAGCTATATAACTTGTTGCTGATACGCTCAATCTCTTCCTTAGTTTCTCTGGAGAGTTTAGACAATTCTGCAACCTCACGTAATTTGCCTGATGTTGTTTTCATACTTAATCTCGCCGTGCCAATGTCCACCATTATTGACTCTGTCGACCGCTCATTCTGGGTAAATTGCCGCTCCTTGAGGGTGTGCCACGTGCCATCAGTGCCCATCTTCTCGTGGATTGAAACACACGACACATCATCAGGGTTTGATTTGTCTATTGCTCTTCGGTATTCCCTGAGCGCCTCTGTGTATTGGTAGTATCTATTTGTCGGTATTTCTTTGAATGTGAATAGGCTTAATGTCGGTTCCCAGTACTGCCACACACCATCGCGGCGTATTGCTGACACCCTATAAACTCTCTCCATTATTCTCCTTCTCCTCTAAAATCAATTGAATGATTCGTTCTCGTGCATTGTGAACCATAATATCCTCGATTATCTTTGTATCACTTTCTAAATATTGATCTGTAATATCTGCTAGCATACTAAACTCCAGTTGCTAGGTATACTAAACCTGATAGAGCTAAATATACCGAATATAGCAAACTAAGGAATAGTACAGATAGGAATACTGTGGTGATAAAGTCCATCCATAGTTTTCGTAATACGCTAGCTTGTCGATACTCATATGTTTCGTGTAGCCCTTCGATTGCTGTAGTGAACATTATTATTCTCCTCTTTCTGCCCACCATTGTTGTTGATCTGTGTTCGTGTGTTTACTTTACTGTGCTCATCAACCAGCGCTGCCAGAGAGCCTTCATGTTGCGTGCCCAGCTGTTCTTGATCCGAAATGCGTACCAGTCGTGGTGCATCTGCTCGATCATTCCCTCGTTTTCCATCTGCTCGAGTTTGTAAGTTACGTTGTCCATTGTTGTGTTCCTTTCCTTTCTTTGGTTATGTTTCTACTATATACCCCGTTGCTTACGATTGCAATACTTTTTTACGACTTTTTCGAGTCTTTTTTACAACGTTTAGGTGGGGACCTACTGGTATCCATTTATTGCCTTGCCAGAGGTATAGGGTAAGATCTTTTTTGTGACAATACATTGTGCGAAGTAAGCTTGGGTTTGCTTGAATGGCTAATGATACAACTCTCGCGCCAAGACGTTGCTCAGCGCGAGTTAGTGGGTTATTCTTCATATTCTAGGGCTCCTATGGACTCAAGGTCTTCATCTGGTGTGCGAGGCTTTTGTCGTACTTTTGTCTCTGCGTATATGTCTTTGTCGTCCGGGTTGTCTAGTGTAGCCTCGTTACTAGAGATGCCGGTTATTGTCGGTAGTTCGTCCATGCTCCCTCTACTTTCTTCATTTGCTTATCATAGAACTTCTGACGCTCCCTCTTGTCGTTCATAAGCCTAAAATCATGACCACAGTATTTGCGCCATTCTTTAGCTAATTCAGCCTCTAGGCCTGTGCTGCGGTTGTCCTTCTGGTTGCCCATGGCTAGGCGTTGTTCTGGAGGTGTAGTATTAACCTCTTTGTGTGGCGCTACGTGCTTTACCTCACCCTTGGCGAAAAACTCATAACCTTTGCCTTCTACGTATAGAGGTACCATGTTCAAGGCTTGCATCTGCGTCTTAAAGTCTTGCTCATTCTCCGCTACAACGATAACCTTTGTCCCGTCGTATCTTTCTAGTTGATATTTTTGCATAGCAATTTCTCCTCTCTTTTGCTTATGTTTCTAGTGTATCAAAGCTTCTTATTGAGGTCAAGGTTTTGGTAGTCGATTTTGTATTTCTTTTCTCGTTGCTGGCGCTGGATAAGTTGTTCAATCTTAGCTGCTTTCATCGCAAGGTCGTGTGCGGAATCAATGTTTGGCTTGTACTCGTACTCCCACTTAGGGAAGATTAGGCGCATAAAATCAAAGTACTTTACAGTTGATTCTAAACCTCTAGTTCTTACCACTTCTTTCACCCATTTCCGAGCTTGATTGTGATTAGATATGCTAACACCAAGAGCTTTCGCGGCATCATAAAACGCCTTCTCTGCTGGGTTGTAGTTCTTGCGTGTGCTTGTCATAGGGGTAGCAAGCTTACCGTATGGGTTGTTGTGTTGTGCTGGCGCGTTATTTGATACTGTTGCTACCTCTGTTGAGGTTGTATTAGGCTGTGCGTTAGACTCGATCTGCTTGGACGGAGTTTGCTCTGGTTGCTTCTCTGCTTCCGCTGCGGCATCTGATTCGGCGATAATCTCTAACTTGAGTTTGTCGTACAGATTCTTATCAATAATCTCACCGCGGCGGTCGTAGTTGTCGGCCTCGATGTTCTTTGTCTGTAGGGCACATTGCTCTGCTGTGGTAAGTTCACGCACTTCCACACCGCTAATGTCTACTGGCTTTCCTTCTGGTAAAAGACCCTCTACGGTCTCAACCTCTTTTAGCAACTCATCGTTTTGCTGGACCTTCGGCTTCTTTATATAGTCCTTCTTGAACCCGCTCGGAACGGGCCTATCGTTTCGGCTGATCGTGATATAGCGATCGCCACCAGGGTTCAAATATACATTGATATATCCATACTCAGCAAGCTGCCTAATAATACGGGTTACTTGAGACTTTGATACCCCAAAGGTACTAGAAAAATATTGGTTAGTCGCCCACGCGTAACCCTCTTTATTTGTCAGGGCTGATATTTCAACCATAAATACCTTCGCTGTGCTACTTAGTCTATCGTCGTATCTTACATCAGCGTCCATGTAGCCAGTCCAGCCAGCCTGGTGGTCTCTTTTATTCGCCACTTTCATCCTCCATTCCTATCATTTTCAACCCTCTTTTTATTGCAATATCTAATTCAGCAACGGCATAAGTGTTAATCGTGAAATAACCGTGCGTGTGCTTTGCCCAGCCCATAATACTTAGCTTTCTCATAGCGGACCTAAAACTGTTCTTGCCTAGCTTTGTTGAGTTTACTATTTCATCTACAGACACGGGAGCTGCTCGTATCCCAGCCCAATCCTCATATTCAGCTATAGAGTCAAGAAAAGTATACACTTTCACTGCCTCGCGAGCTGATTTTACTGTTTTGCATACTTCAGACTCTAGAAGCAGAAAAACAGCATCTGCCTTCCGTCAACTCTTGCCATACCTATTTCTCCTATGTCCCGAGGACATAACCACCGAGCATAGGCGGGCATCGGTGGTTGTCCTCGTAAATGCTTGTTTACTTTGCTTTGAACAACCCGCCTGTATTTCTAATCATAGCACACCAAACAAACATAATCAATAATTTTGTGTTGTGTTTTTAGCTGTTCGCGGCTCGCCGCAACAAGCGAACGAAGTGAGCGCGTTAGTTTTCTTTTATATTATTCTTTTAGCTATATATATACCTAAGCATTTATGCGTATACCCTCTACGCATTTATGCGTATACCCTCTACGCAAAAATGCGTATACTATGCTGCCTAGGGTCTCTTTTGAGAATCTTCCAAAAACCTCTTGCTTCTGCTTGTCATATGAGCTACAATAGAAACATAAGCAAAGAGAGGAGAATTTGCATGACACAGCAAGAAATTACAAAACGTGACGAAAAGAGGGCTATGCAGCTTGCGCTGAAAAATCAGTACGAGCCAGTCGTCCCACTCGCTAAAGGGATGATCAGTAATGCTGAGAATGAGAAACAGACGCTGAGCTTGATCGCCACCCTACACAAAAGCGTCCTAGGCCTCACCAAAACGGGCGAGATGCGTCCAATTGGTGACTTACGGGTATTTATGGCTATCGCTAACCAATACGGTCTGAACCCTTTTAAAAAGGAGATTTACGCTACATATATCTGGGACTCTAACCGACGAGGTGAGGAGCTGATGCCAATCGTGAGTATCCACGGCTTGCGCAAACTGGCACGGAAAGGTGGCGTATACACTCACACAGGTGCAGCAGAAGTTAAGAAGGACGGCGACAAGCTTCTGAGTGTCACAGTGCCTGTATTTGGCCGCTGGGATAACACAAGCACGCCAATCGAGGTTACACGCTACACAGCCTACTATGATGAGTTTGTGCGCACTAACCGTGAAGGGCAGCCAATGAGCAACTGGAAAACGATGCCTATCGTGATGCTCACCAAATGTGCTGAAGCAAACGCACTACGTGCAGGTTTCGATATTGCAGGTATCTACGTAGATGAGGAATTGACCGCTAACGCTAATAATGGAGAGGAGAGCGACGATGAGTAGAGTTGATCACCTGTCGTATTCAGCAATTGTAACGTTCTTGAACAACCAAGTTGAGTTTCAGAAGCGTTACATTGCAAAGATCTATGACAACCCTAAAACACCATCACTAGTAGTAGGTACGAGCTTTCACAAAGCTATGGAGACTTTCTACGATAAGGACGGCGGTAATGTCCAAGCTGCTATTGAGGCCGGTCTAGAGGAGATGAGCTACATCAGCGACTCCGAGATTGACTTTGGCAAGACAGGCAGCCGTGAAAAGATGATGCAGGACTACACCCGCCTCGTGAATAAATACTTTGAGGAAGCTCCTCACTACAATGAAGTAGTAGACGTTGAGAAGCGACTCGAGGCTAGCATCGCTAACGTGCCTATGGTTGGTGTGATCGACATGGTGGTACGAGACAACGGCCTACGGCTTATCGACTACAAGACAGTTACTGCTTACAGCCCAGATGACGAGGAGAGTTATAAGTACCTTATGCAGGCTTATATCTACCTCGTATTAGCAGAAGCGGAATATAATCAGGAGGTAACAGAGGTAGTATTTAAGGAAATAAAGAAAACGATCAATCGTGATGGCTCACCACAATGTCGAGATGTAGCATTTGATCGCCAGTCTGTCCTTGCTTTCGCACCTATCGCAAAAAAGATCATCACTAATGTATACGAGTACGTGAACGATGATCGATCGAAGTTCTTCCCTAACATGAACGATCGAATGAACGGCGCGAACAGTATGGACATTATCGCCAACCAACAGGAAGGCTTTGACGCCGCCAAGATCAAGCGACAAGTACGAGTAGCTGATACCTTTGAGCAACAGAACGTAGTCATTGATGACGGTACAGGCACAGACGAGGAGAAAATCCTCCGCAAGCTCATTGAGTTTGGTATCGGCGGCAAGATGGGTGAGACGTATGTGGGGCCGCAGGTAGTTAAATACACGATGCAACCTAACCGTGGCGTGAGTATGAAGCGTATCGCAGATAAAGCCAATGACCTTGCTATCGCCCTTGAGAGCGAGTCTGTGCGTATTGAAGCGCCTATTGCAGGCACAAACCTTGTAGGCATCGAAATACCAAATAAAGAGCGCAAGGTAGTCCCTCTCACAGATGAACACCTCAAGCCTGGCACATTCGAGTTTCCTATCGGTATGGATGCCTTCGGTAAAGTTCACTACTGTGACGTTATAAAGACTCCTCACCTCCTCATCGCTGGCCAAACTGGCGCGGGTAAGTCCGTTATGATCAACGTGATCCTAGACTGCCTCACGAAGCAGCTCACACCAGAACAGATGAAGCTTGTACTGATCGATCCTAAAGAGGTTGAACTTGCGATGTATGAGGGTGACGAACACCTAGATGGTGACATTATTACCAACCCCAAAGAAGCATCGGAAAAGTTCCACGCTCTCGTAGCCGAGATGGGCCGACGATACAAGGAGCTGCGCAAACAGCGTGTGCGAGACATTGCAGACTACGAAGGCAAGATGCCACGTATCATCGTAGTGGTAGACGAGTTTGCAGATCTGATGATGACGAGCAAGAAAAACCCACTCTCTAATGTTGACTACGAGGGGCTCAAGGACGCTATCCTAGATGAGGTAACACTCACTGGTGGAAAGCTCACCAAAGCAGCTCTCAAGGCAGCTGTGAAGCGCGTGAACGAGAACAACCCACCTTCTGCCGAAGAGTCTATAATCAGGCTGGCGCAAAAAGCACGGGCAGTTGGTATCCACCTAATCCTTGCAACGCAGCGGCCATCGGCCGATGTTGTAACCGGTCTCATCAAGGCAAATATCCCAACCAAGATCGCCTTCAGTGTCACAAACTCTATCAACAGTAAGATTATCCTGGACGATGTAGGTGCTGAGTCTCTTATTGGTAAGGGCGACCTGCTCTACAGTGACCCAACAGCAAAATCATTGCAGCGTCTGCAGGGTTTGTATATTTAGAAAGGAGAATAAACATGGCACGCACAGTAAATGATATGTTCGAGGCAGAGAAAATCAAATGGCTAGAGGATGCGCGGGCTACGGCTCGCCGCCTCCTTAAGACGCAGCAATATGTGACAATCGAGGACGTGTTGAAGAAGAAGCCGCTACCAAAGTTTCTTCATCACAATACTATCGGCGGTGTGTTCCGCACACTAGACTTTGAGTGTGTTGGATGGGGACGGAGTACACGGATAGAGATGAATGGGCGTTTTATCCGACAATGGAAACTGCGAGACAGATAAAGTCTTGCAAAAGTGTTGACTTTAGCTAATGCTCGAGTTACAATAGAAACATAAACAAAAGAGAGGAGAAAGCTTATGGAACAACAAAATAACAACGATAATAAGGCGCTGTTTATCATTGCCTTCGCACGGATCGCGTATACAGTGATTCTCGGATCGCTCACAGGGTGGTTACTCAGCGTGAAGGGTTTCGACCACGGATTCTGGTGGGGAGCTCTTTCTGTGATCATGGTTCTATGGACTGTGAATAAGGCGATTGAAACCATTTCATTCATCACAATAGTGTTAACATGCAAGGATGATTAAAGGATGAAACAACAAATTCTAGAGATTCTAGATAAATCAACCAATAACGGCATGAAAGCCAAGGAGATTATGAGCCTCATCGAGATGGGAATCATCCAGGCGCAGTACGATATGTGGGAGGAGCAACACAAGAATCGCGACACCCCATCAACCGCTGCAACAGACTGGGCAGTCGCAATGATAGAGAATAAATTATTCGGGAGATTACAATGATTAACGACCAAATGTTTAAAAACTGTAGCTCGCTGGTAGCTGGCACATCACCGCGTCTTACTATAGTGACAATGAATGAGCTATTTGATATGCTCGACGGAGACTTGAACGATGGCAATGAGTGAGAAATGGCGAGGCAGCGCATTGTGCGCACAAACAGACCCCGAGGTGTTTTTCCCACAAAACAAAGCATACGTGGATGACTACAATGGGTACGACAACTACAAGATCGCACGTAAGATATGTGGCAATTGTCCAGTAAACGGTGAGTGCCTAGCAGATGCGCTGATGACTGGCGACGTAGAGTACGGTATGCGAGGCGGTCTTACACCACGTGAGCGTATGGGTATTTTAGCAACGAAGGTGGCGATATATGAGTAAGTATATTGTATCGTCGCTGAGTAAATACAGCGAGCACGACAATGAGATACCAATGGTAGATAAGATAATTACATTTAACAAAAAGCCAACATTTGAAGAGGTGCACGCGGAATTTGAAGAGTTTGCTTTTTTCGACGAGGACGAGTGGAAAAAGATCGACAACGAAACATGGGAGACATACATCGACAGCGACTACTACGAGTATGGCGACCCGCTTTGCTACCAAATAAAAATCCAAACGCCAAAACAACATAAAGAGATGGTAGACAATTGGATTGAATATATCAGACTTAATACAACACCAAAAGAGGTGGCGATATATGAGCAATAATATCGGCGCTATCGACGAGATGCGTTTTCAGCTGAGAAATACTGAATATGTCTCTTATGTATTTTGTTGTGCTCATCGACAGTATGAAAACGAACTTAAAGAATTTGAGGACGATGTGATAGATGTGCTATCGCACATGAATGACGCAGTGGACGCCCTAACAAAACTTGTCGATAAACTCGAGAAAGATGGGAGTAAATAATATGCTACTAACTAAACATAAAGTACAAGAGCTAGTTGAGAACGCCGAGATCGATCTAGATGATCTTTCACAAAACGTTGGCGCTTTTCTGGAAGATGGTATTGATGATGATAGTATTACACTTGTATACGCCGCTATCGACATGTTGAAGGAAAAAATTATAGACGAGGTTGGGCGGCTATCATGAAACAAAGAGAATTGAAAGAAGCCGTTGAAATGCTCGATTACAAAATAGACATTCTAATACCAGACGAGACACGCGTATACTCCAATATACATGATGGCTCAGTCCTAATCGATGAAGTGAACGGTGGCTACAAGGTGTACGGCGGTGATAAGATGCTCGATGTAATCAAAGACACTGTGCTAGAGCTAGTAAAGATTTATAACAACACACCACTAGACCGTCGAGAGGCGATGAACGGTACAAAGATAGTAGATTATTACAAAAATAAAGGAGAATGATGAACTACAACACACCAAAACTAAACCAAGAAACTAACGACAAGTGGGCGCAGTTCGATACACTGAGTGATCACTTGCGCGGACACTGTAAACATCAAACGGAGGAAAGTATGACAGAATACAAGAAACACATCGGCCAAGGTAACGATATGATGATCGACAACCTGGCATTGCCACGAGAAGCAATGAAGGGCTACAACCCTGAGCCGCACGAGGACTTTGACGCTGAGCCTGTCCAGCCCGCGATGTTTGAAATGCAAGAGGTAGTAGATGGTCTGCCAGAGAGCGAACTACAGTCCTACAAGGATCAGATGCTTGCAGAGATTAGCGATCGTGAGGCTATCGTGGACGCAATCAACCGCCGGCTGGATAGTGTACAGGCCAAGCAATATACGGGCGGTGTGCGTAGCGCTATCACTAAGCAGGTAAAGATGTAGGAGTGGTATATGAAGCAAAGTAAATACGACAAGCGTCTCACGCACGGCGAAGACTACTACAAAAAAATTGGTAAGCTAGGCGGATCAGCTAAAGTGAAGAAAGGCTTTGGCAAGAACCCCAAGCTCGCAGTAATCGCTGGCAGGAAGGGCGGGAAAGCTACACCGTATGCATCACTGCCGTCATCGGTAGCAGACGCGATACAGCGAGTACTCCTTGAGAATGAGAAGTTCGACGTAAAAGAGGAAAAGAGCCGCTATGAGATTACTATGAACGGTTCAATTCTCTCGATTATTCCACGCTACAACGGCCGTATTATGAAGGCCGTGCCGCGAGACGATCTATCTGGTCGCGTCATGGCAGAAAAAGACCTTACCGTGCTAGAAACACTCAAGATAATGATCGTAGAAGGTATGTACCGTGGCGAGAGCTAGAACCGCAAAAGAGTCCACCATCCACCAGATGGTGGTGGACTATTTAAAAACACAGTATCCAGGCGTCATATTCCGCACAGACTTTAGCGCTGGTGTTAAGATGACGATGGGGCAGGCAATCAAGCATAAGGCGCTACAAGAGGGGCGAGGCTATCCAGACTTGTTTATAGCAGAGCCAGCACAACTAGCAGGTGACTGGTATCATGGTCTATACTTGGAGTTGAAGCGTGAAGGTGTGCGCCTCATGAAGAGGGACGGAAGCTGGGCGAACGAGCACTTCGCTGAGCAGCACGCCTACATGAAGCGCTTGAGCGAACGAGGCTATCGATGCACCTTTGCCGTAGGGTTCGATGATGCGAAAGACCAAATAGACAAATATATGAAACTAACAGACTACAAAGAAAGACGAAAACAAATACCAAACGACCAAATTTTCTAGAACAACACTAGAAAGAATAGGGGGGCGAAAAGTCCTCCCTATATGTTAGTATTAAATTAGTATAATCTTTAATAATAGGAGACAATTATGCTAGTAAATTACGGCGTAGCAGTGCCAGAATCACAATTTACCACGACTCCAGATAAGCGTGGCGTGATTGGCCAAATTGCATTTACAGACACGGGGCGACAGTTCCGTTATTGTAAGTCGGCAGACACCGACGCTCAGCCATATTGGACTGGGATGAAGAACGATGCCACAAACAAAAACGGCGGGTTGGCAGCCGACGCTAAAACCGGAGACACCGTTATCCAGCTGAAGTCTGGTCACCAAGCTGATGGTTGGCAGGATGGTACTATCCTCATCAACAACAAACAACTCCTTGAGTTTATTCAGGTTTCAGGTGACTATGTCTACCTCCGCGACCAAATTCTCGAGGATGTAGCAGCCAACACTGGCTGCCAGGTTCGCCCTAACGACTATGATAACCTCAAGAAGGTTACGGCAGGCGCTAAGGTTTACACTCGTAGTGCTGTGCCAGCCGGTCACTATTTCTGGTGCGAAGTGTAGTATTCTACACCACCTAACCCAAGAGAGGGGCTCCGGCCTCTTTTTTGGTTTCTAGCCTAATGCTATAATGAATACACAAGCAATAACTAAATAGGAGCACAACAATGAGCGAACAGTTACACGTCATGCCGGGGTTCTGCCTGGTAGAGGTAACTAACAAATATGGCTCGAGTCTGTCTATCTCACAAGGGGATCACGGCAGCCACACGAGCGGCGCACTAAAGGCCGTCTATATCCACGATAGTGGTGTAGCTACAGAAAAAGAGGCTACCCTCTCGAAATTCCTCGGCAACAAAATATATTTTACGAAGTATAACGACAGTGAGGAGATTGAAGCAGACGGCAAGACATTTATCTTTGTCCCTGTAGACGCTGTGAACGGAGGTTCTCTAGATGCCTAAACAAACATCAGTACGTAACGTGATCCGTGGCGCTGAGCTACAGGAAAAGATCAGCATGGGAGTTGAGAAGGCTTTTGACGTAGCTTATTCTTCATATGGCGCAAACTCGGGCAATATAATGATCGAACACCGTTTCGGCGAGCCTCTCGTATCTCACGATGGTATCACTAATATCGGCCGCCTTGTAGTAGCAGACCCAGTAGAGAATATGGCTATTTCTCTTGTACGCCAGGCTAGTGAGAAAACCAACCGTTCAGCCGGTGACTCTACAACTCTTACTATCGTCATGACCTACCTCGTCTACAACTACTTCAAGGAGATGGCGAAAGACAAGCCTCGCGCTGTGCAGAAGCAGATCGAGCAAAACAAGAAGGCTATTATCAAAGCTATCAAGGATACTAAGATAAAAGCAACAGATGAGTTACTCTACAGTGTTGCACACACATCATCTGGTGACGAGGCTATCGGCCATTTAGTATTTGACGCTATCAATGATGCCGGCGCTAATGGCGCAGTAACAGTGGTAGAAACACCAGAGAATAAGATCGAGAGCAAAATCGTCCAAGGGTTCACATTCAAAAAAGGTATGTCCTCTATCGCCTTCGCGGATGATATGCAATCTATCCAGACCAAGTACGACAACCCAACCGTTATTGTCATGTCCCGCATCATTAGTAAGAATGATGACATTGTGCCTATTATTGACGCCGTGCTCAAGGCTGGCGCAGAGAGTATCGTTCTCGTAGCGGATGTATCAGGTCAAGCCTTGGAGACTCTCGCTACTAATAAGATGAACGGTAAACTGAACATTGTCGTAGTAGAGCCATCGAGCCAAGCTCGTGAGCTATTCCTACGTGATGTAGCAGCCTACGCTGGCGCTGAGGTGTTCGTATCGCCTCGTGTATCGGATTTTACGGACGCCAACATCGGTAAGGTTGAACGCGCCCATATCACCACGACAAAGACAATCTTGTCCGGCCCTGGCGACCGTGAGCAGTTAGACAAGTATATCGAGGGTATCAAGGATGACTATCGGCGTGACGCCCTGAATGGTAAGACTGTAGAAATTAGCGTTGGGGCAGCTACACAGGTTGAGAGGCAAGAACTGAAGCTCCGCATTGAGGATGCTGTAGCAGCTACACAGATTGCAAAGGACTACGGTGTACTCCCTGGTGGCGGTACGTTCCTACGTGACGTATACGAGCATGATACTACCAATATGCCTAGCTACCTTACGCAGCCCTACACGATGCTTGTGAACAGCATGGCCAAGGAAATGACTGAGGATAAGCCGTACACGCCAAAGGCTGGCTACGACATTTACGCTGAGACCTATCATACGGACGTTCTGGAGGCTGGTATTGTAGATAGCGCTAAATCCATCGAGGAGGCTATTGTCAACAGTCACAGCGTCGCTGCGCAGCTCCTATCGATTAATGTGGCATTGCCATTTGAGAAGGATCAAGAATAATGGATATTGTAGCCCTTGTTATTTCAATTTGTGCCCTCCTAGTTGCTTTGCTAAATAATCGCCACGACCCGGTTGTGCCTACTACGGTACGCCGGGCGGGCCTCTCCTGGCTGGAGAAATACGCAGGCGCGGAGGAACAATACCTAAATAAAAACAAAGACACAAACAAAAGGAGCGGTATTATTGAAGCCGCCGACCCTGTAACAATAAACGCTCAATGGCGTGATGAGACAGGGCAAACAGAAAAAGACCCGTTAGACTTTATGAAGGACGTGAAATAGATGGGTGCGATCATAGATGGTATATATTACCGTGAGACACCTAAAGACGAAGCACAGCGCGTCTCAAGCACTGTAACGGGCATTGCAGACACAAACAACAAAGACAGACAGCGCGAGGATTACGCGGTAGACCTGATCCAATCACGTAATCCAGATGGGACAGTAAACGAGGACTTCATCGAGTATTACCCGGAAGAGGCCAAAAAGCGCGGCCTAATATAAACACAAAGACAAACCCAAAAGATAAGAGCACCCACTATAGGTGCTCTTTATATTTACCGCTCAAGTAGACAGACCATGCTCTGTACCCCTGTGACCTCCACACATCGTACGCGCATTTTACGTTAGTCCCTACATCGAACGTGTCGCAATGTTCTCGTCCTGGGAGTATCCTTACCTGGAAAGCTCCTAGACTGTACCCATATACCCTATTATTTTGTGTAAATGTTAGTGTTTGGTCACCTTTTGCGCCTGTCCTACAATGACTTTCGGCGGTAGCGATAGCGACCATAGTGTTTACGTCCCACCCACTGTATTTCGAGGCCTCCTCACGCACAGCGTCGCATCCTGTTTTAGCTGGTTGCGCCACTATAGCTACCGGAGGCTGTTCTACTTTAACAACCGGTTTCGCTACTGGGCTTTTTCTTTTCCCGCGGTTTCGCTCGTCACAACCTTGATGGTATTGTACTTCTCAACCTGCATACGGCCCGTGTTGAGGCCAGCAGCGAAGGCTACACCAGCGGCAATTAGTGAGAGCATTACAGCGAAAATTACAGCTGTCATGATAGCGCTCGTCTTCTTTACATAGAGTTTATCTACAGCGCGGCGAATCTCCTCGTTTGCCCCAAAGATTACGTCTTGACTCTTCTTGTTAGTTTTACTTTCTTTAGCCATGCAAGTATTATCTCCTCTCTTGCTTATGTTTGCTATGTCTCTATAGTACACCATCTAAAGAATAGAGTCAACACTTTTCTAAGTTTTATTTACAACAAGAAAACCCCACCGGAGTGGGGCTCTTGGATAATCTATAGGATAGACTACCGAATCTTGGTGATACCTGTGATAACACCCTGGCGGCGAGGCTGTGTACAGATAAAGTTACCCGAGACAACCATTGCACCAATCTCTGCGAGCTGGTTCGTTGGGTTCATGAAACCGCGGAACTGCATCCAGGTAGGCTGATCCTCGCTAATAGCGCTGTCGATAGCTTCCTGCTTCTGCTTCACGCGCTCAAGGCCAGGAATGGTCAGGTCACGAAACTCCAGGTAGTTCTCGTTAAGGAAGAACATCTTGCCCACAGGAGCTTTGTCATCTGCCACACATGGCTTGCCACGAAAGTCGAGCGATACGAACCCAGCCGAGCCGTGCAACTCGCTAGCAGGCACAGACGTGCCCATTGGAGTGCCGCCGCTAACACGGTTGTAACCACGAGCAGTCATAGCGTTGTACTGGACGCTAAGCTTGTCACCCATCAGTTCCTCGTAGAGACTCCAAGTTGCCTTGTCGCTGAGGATCATCGTCGGGCTGTGCTTTGCGCTACCAGCAGCCGATACAGCGTCAAACTCTTTAGCCATGAGGCCGAGAGTCAAGAGGCCGTTAGCAGCAGCCGTAACGTCAGCGTTGACCGAAGGCAGGGTAGCACGGGTGATACCAGCGTAAGTGGTAGATGCCGTACCGTTGTCAACAATCAAGCCAAGACCATCGAGGTCGTTACCAGCACCAGTACCGTAAAGCTGAGTACCGATGAGGTTTGCGAGGCTGTTTTGAGCTTCCTCAAGCTTTTGAGCGACCAAGCGGACAACCTGGTTGTCGTTCGAGGCTTGGTTGACAGCCTTCTCAAGCTGGCTCACAACAACGCTCTGAACAACCGTGGCCGGCTCCCATTTCAGGTTCTTAACGTTGTCGGTGTTAGAAACAGCAAACTGCTCCATGTCAGTAATCGACTTACCAGTCGTGCTGTTCTTGGTTTGTGTAGGACTTTGAACCTTCGGCCCAGTCCACTTCTTGGTGTTGCTCATCACGCGAGCGGTCAAAACGTTCGAGTTGTTAACAAAGTCAACAACACGAGGTAGAAACTCGTCCTTTGTGATGTTTTGCACTGTTTCTGAAAACTTCATTGCTTCCATCTCCTTATAGTTGTTACTAATCTGATTTTACGACACTATTCAGTGATAACCGTGGCCATTATTGGCCTAATTGCGCGTAAATGTTCTGTAATTTCAGCTTTGCGGCCTGTGGGCTATCTGTAGTGAGTGGCAGCATTGACTTGTAGCCTTGAATATCCTGGTTAGATAGAGCACCGCTGTCGCCTGCTGCACGGGCTAGGGCCACTGCTAAGGCTTGCTGGTTGGCCTCGTAAGCTGATGCACCAGGGTTGAACATACCGAGCGTTGCACTGTTCAAGAGGTTGTTCAGGACGCCTACAGGGCCTTGTGCACCACCCGCCTGCTTATACATAGTCTCGATACTAGCCGCCTTCTTGGCTGCGTCAGCCTTCTTTTGGTCGTCCTTCGACGTTTTACTGCTACTTGCCTTCTGGAGAGCAGCAATCTGCTTCTGGTTCATAGCGTCCTTCTTATCGAGCTGCTCAAGCATCGAGGCGTAGAACTGTACAGCCTTCGGGTTATTGTCTGCGGCTGCTGCCATATAGGCCTGCTCGATTTGGTCACGATTCTTGCCGCCAAATGTCGATGGCTGCATCAACTGTTGCATAGCCTGGAGTTGTTGGGCTTGCTGTAGTTCTTTCTGTTGAGCCTGAGCACCCTGCGCACCGCCGAGTTGTCCGGAATTTCCGGATAGCTGAGATGCCGCGTCGGCGTTTTGCCCATTCAGCTGGCCAAGGGCGAGGAGCCCCGCACCAGCAAGAGCTGCATTTTTAGCTGTGTTTTTAGCTTTCCCTACAACACCACCCACGAGAGCTTCTGGGTTGTCTGAGGCCAACTGGAGAGCGCGCCCACTACGCTGTAATAGCTTACCTGTAGTAGAGGCCAACGGCTTACCAATGACCTCCTGAGCGACTTGTTGGATTGGGTTACCAAAGTTGCCGTTGCCCATTACACCACCAGCGAGCGGTGCCATCTTTTTCTGCTTAGCTAATTGCCCCATGATAACAAACGGAGCTTGCATACTACGTACATCTGAGTAATTTACACCATCGCGCAGCTTCTTAGCCACATCCTGCAACATCTTTGGTGGGAGGTTCGCGCCTTCTGCTGCCTTCAGAAAGTCTGCAATCTTGTCTGCATCCTTATATACGTCAGCTGAGGCCTCGTTAATAGTCTTTTTAAGTTCGCCGGTGTAGTCGCGGATAATCTTGCGGGCTGCATTAGCGCCTTTGCCAGTCATGTCGTAGGCTTTGCCCTCTAACTCCTGGATAGCTTTGTGCATATCGTAAATATCAGCCTCACCGATAGCCGCTGCACGATTCTCGCCACGCTCTGCTAAACGGTCTAAAATCTTACCCTGTGGCTGCTGATCTGCCGACTCTATGATTTTCTTGAGAGTTTTCTTTTGAGCAGGCTCAAGGGCAATAGACTCGTCAATAGCCTTGAGAGCCTTTGTGCTGGCTTCCTTTGGCATTAATACGCTAATCTGAGAGTCTTTCAGGGCGTTGTTTTGGAATGTAGAAAATAGCCCATCCTTGCCTGTTGCGATACCAGCATAGTCCTCGTACTGGTTAGGCTGGATACCGTACTTCTCTGCGAACTTAATAGCATCTGGAGCGCGCTCAAGCACCTTCTTATCCTTTACAGCACCAATAATCTCATTGTTGCGTAGGTTAGTGCCCACATCCTCGATAGATTGACCAATGTTGTTCAGTTTAGCGCCTACAGTGTTGTTGTCGGCAAGCTTAGCGTTTGTCGCGTTATACATCGTGTCGTTGTCTTTGATGGCTTCGTTTACGATCTTCTTAGGGTCAACACCCTCTGCTAACTGCCGGGCGCGAGCATCTTGTTCCGGCCGGTTGATAAGCCGCTGGACAATATCGTCACTCTCATCATCCACCACGTTAGCCAAAGCTGGTGTTGTAGCTTCAACAACATCGTCGGCTACGTTTGCTACCTTTGGTACAGCTGCCTCAACCACATCATCAGCCACGCCAGCAACCTTTGGCAATGCGGTCTCCACCACCTCTGGAGCTGCACTAGCTACAGCCTTGGCCGCAATATCGTCTGCCTCATTCCGCATAAGGTTATTGAGCACACCACTACCAGCTGAGCGCGCAATGTCGTCACCGTAGTTAGTAGCAAGTCGGGCGACAATGTCGTCACCGTACTTAGCTGCTCCCTTAGAGAATAGTTTATTTAATACTCCACCGAACATTAGTACATGCCCCCTTGTCTTCGTTTATATAACTCGTTTAGTGTGTTAGCTTGCTCGTCTTCATCAGGCACGCCCTGCTGTGGGTTGAGAGCGCCCATAAGCTGAGAGCCGCCATACAGAGCGCCGCCACCGAGAGCTAACTTACCTACCGCACTCTTAGGCACAAGGCTACGCAAGCCCTCTTGGTATAGTGCTCGTGATGGTAAAGCGTCCAACACTGCGGCAGAATCGCCTCCAGCACCGTTCACAGCCCGCGTAATAGCGTTTTGTCCGCGGTTCTTGAGGAAGTTACCGCCAACCTTCATAGCTCCCGGTATAGCGCCTCCCATAACACCACCAAGTAGTGCGCCATTCAATGCATCATCTGTGTCACCTGTACGGATCTTGTCTAGGCCACCCATGGCAGCACCGGTAGCAGCTGAGCCGGGAATCGTGTATAGAGCCTTGTTGACTGCACCTAGGCCTTCAGCCACCTTGCCAAGCTTAGCGGCCTTAGCGGCTGCGCCAATGCCAGGCAAAGCAGTGAGTAGTGTCTCGCCAGCTGCTGCCAAGTCACTACCTACGTCACGGTCTTTGTAGTTGCCTGTGGCTAAGTCGCTTACTGCACCGACTGTTTGAGCAATAGGGTTAAGAAAGGAACCAAGAAGACCGTCACCAAATACATTGTTCTTTTGCTTCTTTTTCTGCTTTTCAAGTTCAGCGTTAGCGTCACTGGCTGCTCCTTTCAGTTGTTCACTCTTGCTGTCTAGAGATGACATTTGGCTTTTCCAGGCGTCATCAAACCCAGGAGTAGTCTTACGCATATCTGCAAGCAGCCCAGCATTGGCTGGATCATTGTAGATACCGTTTAGCTGCTCCTTGTAAAAGTCATTAACCTTCTGGTTGATCTGCTGCTGATCAGCGGCATCTTGGTATTTAGCCAATGCCTGATCTTTTGTTTTACCGAATAACCAATCAAACATACTCTATCTCCCCCACAGCGAGCCACCACCAAATAGCGCGAGTGGCCCCCACTTAGCTACGTTCTGGAAACCTTGCGAGAGGTTACGTCCAAAATCTTGTCTATAATCATAGTTTCTAAGCCTATTATGCTCAGTCCGCAGACGGTTGAGACGATCAGACTCAGCTTTTGCCTCGTTCTGCGCAGCCATAATCTTTTCCTGCCAGGCACGAGCTGAGGCGTTAGAGGAGTCTTGCCGATCAAGCATGTACTTCTGCAACCCAAAGTTAGCGGCGTTAGCTGCTGCCTGCCGTGCGTTAGCCTGTTGTTCCTTCCATCGTTCAAGGGCCATCTTTTGCTGGTTAAGCTCCCAATTGTCTCGTGCACCGTAGATATTAGCAAGAGCGTTTTCATCTTGCTGGTATTGGCTGTAAGCGCTATTGCGCTGTCCAAGCAACGTGTTCCAGATACCCTGAAGGATGTTTGTGGTATCCTCTTGGGTCTTGTAGTTACCGGCTGCCACATTGTTCACCTCATTCATCGCACGGTTCACAAGCTCGTTGTAGTCTGTTGATGCGTTTTGGTAGTTGGTGTTGAGATAGTTCTGTGTGTTCTGCATGTTGCCAAGCTGGCCCTGCAATGCACGCTGCCTCTGGGCCTCCGTAAGGCCCGTACCACCATACTGCTGCCGGATGCTCTCTGGTAGCTTATTGATGGTAGTGTTGATTTGGTTCACTGCATCACGAGCAGTGGTGTAAACACCACGAGCTTTATTTATCTCGTCAGTGTTCATGTACTTGTTGCGCGCTTGGTCGTAAATATCGCCATACGTCCGCCTATTTTGTAGGTGGGCATCGTAATTAGCCTTTGATTGGTCGGCTTGGGCTTGGTAATTATTGAAAGCCGCTTTACTGGCGTTTTTTGTACCTTGTGCGTCTGCTATTCTTGCTCCAAAGTCCATATTTAATTCTCCTTTACTCTAATTTAACACTGTTAGGCGTAGATAAGCCTGGTATTACGAGTACTTGCGCTCCAATTCTCCAAACGACCCCTTGCCGGCCATGTAGTTCTGAACAACGAGCTTTTTGTTAGCTTCGTCACGCATATAGCGCTCATTAATGGCGGCCTGTTCGTTGATAAGCCTCTGCTGAGTAGTGATACCGCGCCACATGTAGCTGTTGTCTATAGCATTCATACGGGAAATATGAGCCTTCTCCTCCGCCATCTGGCGTTGCTGAAACCTATATGTATCAATGGCTGATTGAACAGATAAAAGGTTGCGGTTGGCTACTGTAGTCATCTTGTCCCAAGCCTTCACGTTCTGTAGCGAGGTCTGCCAGTCGTTGTAGCGGCGTCTAATGCCGTCCCATATAGAGTCATAATGCTTATTTGCTACATCTATAGAGCGACTGAAAGCGTCCTCAACGCGTTTCTTATACGTATTGTTGGTTGTCATATATGTAGCTTGGTATCCCGCCATCTGTTGGCTTAGGCCACGTAGCTGTTGCTGTTTCGCCAAGTCTCGCTGGGCCTGTGTAATAGCTGTACCGCCGAACTGTTGCCTAATAGACTCCGGCAACTTATCAATCATTGTCTTTGTGCGATCTACATTAGCCTTGGAGGCGTTTACGTCAGCCTTGAGATTCTTAAGCTCGTCTGATCCCATGTATTCTTTGCGCCGCCGCTCAAACTCCTCGCCGTAATTAGGCATAGTAGCCGACACTGCATCATATGATGCCTTAGCCGCGTCTGCTTCACGCTGAGCACGATGCCACGACTCACGTGTTTGGTCTCTATATCGTGTTGCATCTGCTAATCGTTGCTGTAAATCCATGTTTACCTCACAAATATATCTTCATTAGGGTTATATGGGAATATGTAAAACGTAAAGTCAAACCATGAACCGCTCAAATCTACCCATGTTTTAGCAAACTGGTGGTAACCACCGCCTGGCAGACGCTCTGAACGGTGTTGTAGCCATGAACCCAGAGAGCCACGCACGTAAATATAGGTATTGTCGGCGAATATCTCTAGCTTTTTGGAGCGTGTGTACATGTTACGTAGCCAGATAGAGGGCGACACAGGGTTATTTGGCAGGGGAAGGACAAAGTCAAACGCCCCATACGATAGAGGATTCCACAGCGCGCTACCTTCAGTTAACATAAACGGAATATCGTACGTATAGTAACCAATTCCAGGCGCACCAGGGGTGATGACGTTATTAAAGTCTACCGTAAAATTCTGATCTGCGTTAAACCAGCGGCAATACATGCGGTGCACAATATGGGCACGCCCCATACTCATAAAGAATGGCTTGCGTGGTTGCCCGTGAGGTATACGCACAAAATCAAAGTCTTGGAACTGTGTGAGTGGTATACGATCCCAGCCAAAGGCATACGTCCAGTTGATCTGCGGTGTATTAGGCTCGCTGAATATACGGGTGTTATTGTTGATCACAACACGTCTAGAGACGATCTGCGGTGTCTTATTAGTAACATCTGAGCCAAAGATAGGATACTTGGAGTTAAATATCTCCTCTTTAGTAACAGGGTCGATCACTTTCAACCCATAATCTCTACTACTGTATCCTTGAGCGTTTCTCGTCATATGTATATTGTAGCACTTGACGGCGATACCATTGGTGAGCGGATAATGACAAGAGAGCGGTTAGCGTTAGGGTTCTGTGTGTCATACGTGAATTTAAAGGCCTTTTCTGCCTCGCTCATCTGTACACGTGGCGTGTTGCCGGCATTAGTCACTAACCCGTAGGATGAAACCTGCTTACCTGCTATTGTCTCTGTGTACTCCTGAAAAGCATATGGCGTAACGTCTGTCATAGCGAGAGAATTAGGTAGCCAATATGTAATAAGGCCCGCCTTATTACCAAAGTCTTTATTATTCTTAATACCGAGCACCATCTGCGACTGTAGCCTCACATCAACGCCAACATCGTTAAAGTCTGAGGCTTCTCCCTTCTTTATAGCGCCGTAGCGTGATGTTTTGATGCCGTAGTCCCGTAGAGGTGTGCCATAATCAAACGACAGAGGTGAGGCTGTATATGGATACTCCACCTCCTCTGCTATAGGGGTAGGGCTTACAAACACCATATTCAAATCTGAGCGCGACCCATCAGTACCGTTATAGTAGGGTGGAATAGCGTTTTTGTAGTAGATATACTCCCTGTCAGCCGTCCACACACCTGGCTGATCATAGAAAGTAGGATTCATAGCCATAACGAACGGTACATAGCCCAGATTATGCCTCCATCTAAAGTAGTAGATTGTAGAGAGCCCAGTGTTACGCGCCTCGAGCAATTCACCACCATAGTTAGCAGTTTGTAACCCGCCTGGTAGCGGTTGCCTGGCGTCTATGCCAAGCGGGGCTAGTATCTTTGCCTGAAGTATAGGGAACGACGAATTAAAGAGTAGCTTATTATCTGGCGCTGTCTGTGCGTCAAACCCGGGCATAGCAATCTTTACGCCGTAATCTCTACGCTCTACTCGAGCCATTAGAAAGCTCCTTGTGAATACCCAAACATAGCCACAATGCGACCTGATCGATCCTCTGCTTTAATGAGCCCACGGAGCTGTGTGTCCCCCCGTGTCTCACCCGTACGCACTTGCCGTGGTGTAATTTGCTGTTGTTGGGCTATATTCCCTACCACAGTGTTCTCTATTTCCTCAAACTTGGTAGTGAGTTTTGTCTCTTTAATCTGAGAAAACGACGTTTCAAGGCTAGCGGTATTAGGGTTGTATACTGAGTCTGCCATTACAGTTTCATCTCCTCCCCGAGTGTTCGGGCGTTAAGTTGCACGGATACGATCGTGGGAGGCTCTGGCGTGGCGTCTGTGGTCGTTCCATCAAAACCAAAGGTAATTTCCTTAAATCGCTTGTTTATCTCCATACGGACGCTTACATCGCCTTCTGTGGCTGTTTTCTTGCCGTACACCCACGGCTTGGCATCAATCTTATACTTAGGAATAATCGTAGCGCCCTTGGGCAGTGCACGGAATGTTACCCCCATACGGAGGGCCTGCTTGTCTGCCCACGGCACGCCGCCATCATACATGAGTGACTGGTAGCTAAACTTCTTGGCTGGCTTGCTGTCGTTGTCAACAATGGCTAGGTTCGACCTGAGCCCCTCTCTCGTATTGGTCTGGTAGCTGAAGTACAGAGTGTCCCCAAAATTCCAGCACCCACCTAACTCGTACTTTACGTTGTCTGAGTTGTAGTTTCCTAGCGCCTCCGGCATGTTGTACGAGTAGTAGAATGACTCTGGGTAGTTCTTATCCACCGCGCCCCAAGAATAGATACCGTGCCTCATCGTGTACAGGCTTGTCTTACTTGGGAAGGCGAACAGCATGATACCGCGCCGTACTGTCATACAGTGAGGATAAATATCTGTGGTGTCACGTCGTTCTGTGTACTCGCTGTGGCTGTCGTTCAGTGTGCGCACCTTGGTTAGCTGCTTAGCTCCTGTGTAGGCGTACATAGCCCCGTCAATAATCGTGTACGTAATGTTCTGATAGGTAAATAGGCTCTTTGGTTCGCCCATCGGCGTGTCGATCTTAAAGTTCAAGCCATCTGCAAACCCGTCCCAGAAGCCGAGCATGCCCTCCTGGAATGATCGGCCGGGCACCGTGCTCACCTTCTCGCAGCCTAATACAACGTACTCGTCATTACTCGTGAGGGTAGTAACCTCCATGCCCGTCTCAACAATCACACGGTGACGGTTAAATTCAGTCTCATCTACCTCTGTTAGGCCAGAAGGAAGCCAATCAACCAGGTACTGATCGTTACCAATAAACAGTTTGCTACCACCCCAGTTGATGATCGGATGGCTCTTACGTGTCGTGCTAGTGAGCAGTGAGGCGAAGTACTGGAAGTGCAGGCCATACATCTTGTCCTGCTCATACGTCTCTACACGCCAGTTACCGTCGCTAGCATACATATGGATGTGGTACTCTGTACCGAAGTTAGCGTAGTCCCCAACCTTCGTCTCTGGAAAGTCGAAGTATGTGATCTGCCCAGTCTGTACCTCACTGGCGTTTTTAGTAGCGTGAGCAATCTCTTTGTTCTGAGCGTCATGCACTACAAGGTGTACCTGGCCACCACCTTTGGCATGGAAGCGCACAGATATACGAGTCATAGGAGACTGGTCGGGTAGGAAAATACAGGTGTTCTCCTCGTTCTCGATAATAGATGTGGGTAACCCGTCACTCTGAGGTTGGCCATTAATACTACTCCACCGGTTCGTTCCGCCGCCGATCCATTTGCCGTCACGGTCTTTCACAAGGATCTGCGCCACTGTAGGATATGAGCTAGCCTTGGGTGTGATCACGTCTATCTGTGACTGCTTGGGCGATGTGGCGTTAGTGTACATGTAGATACGATCGTTACCAGTGATATAAATGGCGTCCTTAAGTCTCCAGTAGGTCAGGTCACCGAATGTACCTTGCGTCCATCCAGGGCATGTAGAGGCTCTTGTTACATCGTTATTCACGTCGATCTTGTAAAGAGTACCGTCGTTACCAATACCCCACCGTACGCCGTCTGGAGTCTGTGTCATGTTCACAATGAGGCTCTGTACGTCGTTATCACCTAGATTACGCGCCCCAGGAAGCACAGAGAGCCTACTAGGGTTCTTACGGCCATCCAAGCACTCTGAATCACCATAGCTATTCTTGATACCAATCTTGCCATCAGTACCAAAGCCACCATAAAACGATGTTTGGCTGATTATTGTATCGCCTGTGTTGCCTGCTGCCATTACCAGATACTCCTTACTGGATCAGTGGTCCGTTCTCGGCCCATCATACTGCTGCCACCCTGGATAAAACCGGAGCTTGTCGTAATACCGTACACCGTTTTGTACTCCTGCACCATGTTGTCGAACAATTGCTTGTACATATTGGCGCTATCTAGGTCTTTACGCATCAAAAAGTATTGCTGTGCGGCGTAATATACAGGCGCTTGGTGGTATTCCTCTGGGAATTGTGGGCATTGACCTATCTTGACCCGTGTTGTTGCTGTGAGGCCCTGATACGGTGTCTCAAGGCGTATCTCCCGAGCGTTTACAACCTTTGCTACCTTGTACCAGTTACCGTCACTGCCATCTGTGACCTGTAGCCACCCGTTGTTCTCCATACTGCGCACAAAACTGTCTTGTGAGGCTGTAACTCGTGGGCTATTCTCCGTCAGAGACACGCTAAACTCCTTGTCTGCCAGCCCTAAGTCCTGCATACGAGGCTCGAACGTCACAATCATGCCGCTTGGCACGTCATCTGCTGGTGTCGGGAACAATTCCATCTCTGTGCCGTTCTTGATGATGAAACATTCAGGCCTTCCGGTGGATTGTCCGCTCGTAATCTTATGCCACTCCTCGATATTGTGCACTGGAGTGATAGGATAGTAGCTATCGCCGTCTTTTATGCGCACGTCTACAACTCGTACCATATCCCTTGGAAAGCGATACAGTGATTTGCCCTGGATTAGGTTAGTCTCACGCTCTTGGCGCACCCAGTACCGTCTCACGGCGTTTTGGAATAGCTTCATTCCTGTGTTTATATCTGATACGGCTTTGCGTACCTCTGTGATGTTGTCCTCATCTACGTTGATGAGGCTGATCACATCTTGTTTTAATTGCGAAAATGTCAGCATGTCTTATTCTCCTTTACTCTAATCATACACTACACGCCGCCACTCTTGCTCATCTCTAGTGGTAGATACTGGTTTTCGCCATTGTGAGGTATCCTCACGCCGTCTGTCGCGCCAAACTTGGTCATTACTACGAACATACTCGTGTTGTCTCCAAGCACCTGTAGCCTCACTAGAGACAGGTAGCTTGCGCCACTCCTGCTCTATGCGCTGTTGTGGTGTTGACCACACGTCGGGGTTGAGCTGTACACGTTTAAAACGGATAGATGGCGTTGTAGAATGTATACGAGCGGTAGCAGGGTCTACATAAAACGTGTATCGATCCACGTCTTTGAATACGATGGTTGGCTGAGGCAATTCAATACGCGCTATAGTCTCGTCTGCTATGATGGCATGCTTTGAACTGAACGTAATAGACGGAAGATTGGTAGTGATTCTAGCTGTTGTTGTTTTACCTACAACACTCGTATTCGGCGGTGCATTGTAGTCTATTGTTGGCTGGCTTATTTTGACTCTCGCTACCTCTGTTGAGGGTAAAATATAGAGTTTGCCAGGTTCTTTGTAGACGATTTTTGGCGGGGTGATTTGCACCCATGGGAAACCTCTATTGCCACGGAGAGAGTACTTATGTGATAGTGCCGGCAGATTAGTAGTGATTCTAGCTGTTGTTGTAGATCCAACAATCTCATAGTTAGCGCTTTTCTTTTTAGGCATTTGGAGCAAACCAAGAGGTCGCAGCCCTGGCGCTCCCCAATACCCAATTTCCGGCTCTGGTTTGGGGCTCACGTATGTATCCACATATTCACCAGGTTTTGGAGCTGGCCTGTCGTCGGTAGAGGCGGAGATATAGCTATATGTTACAGTACCACCGCTAAAGTGGGCTATACCCACTGAGCCATTGCTGTCTGCTGGCCAATAGCCGTCATTGATTACTATCTGCCACCCCGGCTCTACTTGCCCATCGCCCCAGACTTTGGCTTTAATCTCTGTGCCTTTTACACTGAACCTAACCCAGTTCCACTCTAGTGGTTTACTAACACCGATAGCCTGATTGAATGTGTCGTCTGCGTAGTCCACCTTTAGATAGGTGATCCCATCGACGCCCTGCTGATAGGCCACAATATAGCCGGAGTCGCGATTGCGATTTTGTTGTTGATCGAAGAATACGTTACCGCGAATAACGAGTAGACCCTGCTTTGCGACGAGCGTGTCTATTTTAACTTTGGCGAGCAGCTCCACATCACTTTGGCCCTTAACCGGTGTAAGAGATGCGTAGTGTACTGCGAAACCGGTAGAGCTGGCATCGATCCCAAATGGCCCAGGAGATAAGCCTCCATTAGGCCAATAGTCTTTCTGCACCAGGCTAGGTAAGTCTCTCCAATCTGCGACTACGAGCATATTTTACCCCGCTACAATTTCGAAATTTAGGGCAATATACTGTGGACGCCACTCAAGCGGCACATTTTTCGATGAGTCGCTCGGTGTGTTTGTCACCCCGTGGAGGTGAAACCCTGTGTCGCCACCCATCCTAACTCCACCAGAAGGACTAGCTGACTGGCTCATCTTTTGACTCATCCACGTGTTTGTCTGATAGTTTTGTGGGGCTAGCCGTATAGTATTGCTGCCGCCAGATGTACCGACAGAGTCTACTCCACCTGCGATTAGCGGAAACCTGCTACGAAGGTCGGCCAATGTGAACGTATCACCTGATATAGTGCCGTACCGTGCGTTATTCCTAATGTGCTCATACAGTAGCGGGTAATCCCACTTACTATACCCACCTTGCCCATTGAGTAATAACCTGCCGGGCATAGGTACTGGGTTAAGTGTCATCACAATATCACCGACATGTAGAAGATTTTCATAGTAGACACCCTGGTACACCATAGCGCCCTTCTTGTGCGATTTAGCCACAATGCCACGTTGCCCGCGGCTCACAGTCAATGTCTTACCATTGCGCGCCCTAACAGCTATAATCTCTGAATTAAGGGCAGTCGGCACTTCGTCCGCTGGTGAGATGGTTATGTAAAATGGGGCACTTGGAAAGTACGGGTTATATGTGGCATCTATGTCGATGGTGTTGTTTTCGTCTGTTATCTCGGTGGCCAAAAAGCCGATTGTCATGTTGCTTGCCATATAGCCTCCTAGAAAAAGTTATAGTTGTTATTGCCGCCCTGGTTATTTTGGCTAGTGTGGCCACCAGAGTCATCTTTAGCAGTTTTACTCTCCCAGTCTATAGATCGCCTAGAAATGTTATCCTGGTCTATCTCCTGGATGTAGCAATCGTATGCTGCATCATAGCGTTTTGCCATACGATCAACGCCCCTGCGCGTATATAAAGCGTTTAGCGCTGGCTTATCGATAGTGTTGATCCCGCTACCATCTTCAAGTTCTTTGATTGAAAACCAGCTGCCCCTCTTATCTTTCAGAGCGTATAGCGCCCCCCTGGACTGGCTGCCCTTATTGGCCGCTAAGTAACCAATATGATCAACTACCTCGCGGAAATACTTACCGGCAGTAGCATTTAGAAATTCAGATGATACCCAATATCGCTGCTGGTCATCCAGCTCAAAATGAGCGACCTCTGGGCCATACATTCTATGAATATGGCAAACCGCGAAGCTAAACCATACACGAAAACCAAGCTCCTCTGCTATGTCTGCGATGCGCCGTACTCTTTTATTGTTCTCCATACTACGCCACCTCTGCCTTTAGCTCGATACCAGACACATCCGCCTTACCGTTCTGAGCGACAGCTTGGCTTGTAACATCAACAACCATGATAAGTTCGCTACCGCCAGTGCGAACAAGCGCTACATGGTTAACTGTTCCACTCCTGTCTATGGGGACGTCCGCGACACTTGGCAAAGACACCTTTTTCTCCCCGCTACCTGGGAATGAAACCGTACCGAGCGAATAGGCTTTGCCGCCGATTTTATTAGCTTGTGCTGCGCTGTAGTTCTCTACGTAAGTAGATAGCAGCCAAATCTGATCAGCCGTCTTTACTTTGTTAAGCAAGGCGTTCCAAGCGTCGTTGTTGATCCATTTTGTCATAGTAATTTCTCCGTTTAATTCTACCTCTCATTATACACGTACATAACAAAAGCCAGCCCTCACCAAGATAGCTTGGTAGGCTGGTTGTGCGCCTCTATAATAACACAACACCCCTGGCTTTTGACCAAGGGCGTTATGCATAACCACAGTAAATTAATTAATTATACTTGTACAGTCGCTCTCTCGGCGTCCGGACTCCGGATCACGCTGCATTTCACAGTATACTCCTGCTAGATCAAATAGGCAATAGTAATTCATCAAATTCCCCGACGGTATTTACACCAGAGAATCCAACAAACTCTTTAGATAGCAATACAGGCTGAGCGCTCACGATCTTGTACTCTGTAAAGTAGACTTTGCCAGTCGGTGCGGTAATGTAGGCGTCCCCGTCCTTCTCAAACGTGACCACTGTTGTCTGCCCGTTTTTAGTCACAGACATACGATTGATATATAGCCCACGGCTCGCTCCTCGTGGTATATACCGCGGCCGTATCACTTTCTGAAAATCCTCTGGTGGGGTGATGGTTATCTCGCCGTTTCTCCACTCGATCATAAGACTATCTTGCATACGCTAATATTATAACCCCCAGGATACCTAGGGGTCAATAATACAACAGCTTATTATGAGCTATTTAGTTGCGCCAGCCTTAGCTGCCACAGTCACAAGACCAGCAGCCTGAAGGCCGAAGGCGATACCGTCGTAGACAGTCTTGTCGGTAAAGACAAAGTGCCCGGTCACAAAGTAGTAACCAATACCTGCTGCGATAGCGAGGAACACCTTAGCGATGCCGCCCCACTCCTTCTTGTTGAACATGTCGAACAGCTTTACGATTGCTGGTACGATGAGGACGTTTAGTACTTCCATTTTACTTCTCCTTTATTTTTTAAACAAACCTGTGATAGCGTCTAGGATCGCCTGCAGTATGCGTCGAATATCTCCAAGGATAGTTGTAGTATCCTCGGCCTTTGGTGCTTCCTGCGGCGCTTCTGGAGCCCTCTCCTGCGGCTTCTCCGGCTCTGTTGGTGGCTCTGGCTCTACGTGCTGAATCTCTGGCGTCGGTGCGTTCTTAATGCGCTGCAGTTCCTTGTACTCGTCACTACGGCGCAGGTCGTCTGCTACCATGCCCCAGCTCCAGCCGTTACGGATCTGATTCCGGTAGTGCTCAATACCACCTTCGTCTGCGTCACGCTCGAGAATCTCTTTGTAGAGGCGCTGAATCTCGTTAGTCTCACTGTCGTAAGCTGCTCGTAGCTCGTTGTTGCGTGCGTTACGTCGCTCTGCTACTGCCTTGCCTTCTGCACTATTAGCCAAGTCCTCACGGATCTGATCCCAGTTCCAACCTTTGTCAATCTGAGACAGGTAGTGGCCGATAGCGTTTTCGTCTACGTTGCGGTCAAGAATCTGCTGGTACAAGCCATTGAGATAGTTAATCTCATCAGTCCTATCACGCTGTACAACCTGGCCAGCCTTCTCACGGGCCATACGATCAATACGGCCGAGGTCGTAGTTGCCTGGGCAGGTCGTGCTCGTCCATGAGTTGTGCGGTCGGAGTGGCAGGTCGCCGTAGGTCTTACGCAACTCTGCCACCAGCTCTGCAATAACGTCGTAATCCTCATCACGGCATCGTGGATCACACTCGATGCCAATGCTTGTCTGGTTACCCACCCAGTTGCCAGCGTGCCAAGCAATGTTAGCAGGGTCTACGATACAGGCCACACGTCGATCTGTGCCGGTGACTACGTAGTGAGCGCTCACCTGTGACGCTGGATTGCACAGCCAGGCTGTGATACCTTCGAACGTGGGCCCTTTGCTTGGGTCATCCCACCAGTGGATTGTGATACTGTTGATGTTGTTGCCTTGCCGGCCAGCAGTGTAGTTTGGCGAGTCATACTGCGTAATGTAGTTGTACGCCATTTATACCTCCTTAAATATTAATACAGTTACTGTCACCAGCGATCTTGTATAGCCTGCGGTACGCGGAGTTTGCTTCACCCTCGTATTTCCATGCTACCCATGATGTTTGGTTACCTGAGTTGTCCTTGATGTTAACACACGATAGTTGTGGAGACGCGCCGTCTTTGCCGTCTTTGCCGTCCTTGCCGTCAACGCCATTGATGCCATTAGCCCCTGCCACTCCTGTAGCCCCTGTAGCCCCAGTAGCGCCTGTATCGCCCTTGCATCGTCCTGCCGCACAGTATTTAGCCACAGCGGTCGCTATCTGCTCGTCTGAGGCGTTCTTGCCGTTCGTACCGTTACATATACCGCCTGAGCAATAAGCAGCAACAGCGCTCATTACCTGGGCACTTGTGGGGTTGTCTGAACATTTGTTGGTGAGACAGTATGTCTTGATGGCTAACGCTATCTCTGAATTGGTCGGTGTCTTGCCGTCGGCCCCGTCTTTACCGTTCGATCCAACGATAGAGCCTACATTACGTGCCTCTCCGTCTGAATATGTGAGTACTAGGTTGCCGTCCTTGTCTATTTGGGCGTTTGTGATGTTTGTGATAGGCTTTTCTACCTTCGCACCCCCCGATATAGTCACAGCTTGGCCTGGTTTGAGTGTAAATACCTTGTAAACGGTGTAGCCACTGAATATAAGGCTTAAAATCATCATGATTGATAGGATTTTTAGTAGTGTTTCTCTTTTAAACCATCGAATAACACGACTCCTTCTCATCGTAGTAGCCCTCCCCTGCTGTTAGACAGCAATGCGATGACAATTGGCACAAATGATGTGATAACTGCGCCCACAACAAGGCGAAACAGCCATTTATTGCGGTCTTTAGCCTCTGCTGAGTCATCCTCAAGGTCTTTGAGTCGTGATTCTATGTCTTTCTTATATATTTCCAACGCGTAGATAGGCACAAAGTCCTTTTCTTTGCGCAGTTCATGCTTGGTGATGGCGTCATCAATAATTTCCTTGACTTGCCATTTGTTTAGCGGTTTATCATCCATACAATTTGTCTCTTTCAGGCGAAAACCCGCCCAGTTATTCTCCTTCTTTAGAGATTATACCTCGGGCGGGCTACAGATAGGTCTGCTATTTACTCGCTAAACCCTAGATCTTCCTCTTTGCTCTCCGCTTTAGCTTGGCGGCCGCGGCGAGCTGGCTTCTCTGCCTCTTCCTTGGCTGTGTCCTTAGCGCCAGTCGTGTACTGAGCAGGGCCACGGTACGCCTCGTTGAGCCATTTGGTACGAGCTTGTACGTCTGCGAGCATACGAGCGCCATCAGAGCTGCTGTACTGGGCGTATTCCTTCCACATGTGCTCAAGAGCCATGTAGGCGAGCCAGCCCTGCACTACCTTCTCCTCGCCTGCGTGGATGAGGAAAGCACGTTGTGCACCACGGATAGTCGTGTTGGTGTACTCATTAGGCTGAATGTGCTCCTCGTCATCGATATGCATGTATGCAAAACCTGATGGATACGGCGCGTTGTTCTTAATAACCACCATATCGTTTGGCTTGAACATAGCGTACACAATGTCACGGAACGTATCACCGTCTACAGCCTGAGTCGTTACAGCATTGCCAAGGATTTGATCCTCGGTTAGCCCTTGATTAATTTGATCCAGATTCATCTATTTTCTCCTTTCACCTTATAGTTGATCTGCGTAGTAATCTGCAATGTCAGTTAGACTGACGTTTTTACCAAAAGCCTTGTGGTTGTACTCTGGGCGATTGGCTGATGTTGTTTTATTTGCTACACGGCTAGCGGTTTTCTCCCGTGACTTATCCTGGCTAGAACGTCGCTTGTCGTCCTCTGTCTCAAACTCTTTCGGGTTCTTAGCCTTATAGATGAGGCCAGCTGTGTATGAGCTAATGTTCTCACCCTTGTGCTTGCGGTTGTACTCATCGCGAAAGTCGAGGATCTTGTTTACTAGCTGCACGCTAGGGTCAGTGTTAAATTCCTCTGTACCTGGCTTGGCCTTGATCTTAGGCACGATACCATCGTCCTGGAGGCGATCAACGTCAGCAATAATAGCATCAAGCTCTGCCTTTTCCTTCTCTGCCTTAGTTGTTTGCTCACGATCAGAGGTGATCTTATTCATGAGCTTCTCTGCCTTGGAGCTTTGGGCGCTCATAGCACTGTAGAACTGAGCCTCTGCCTTCTTGTTGGCAAACTCAAAGTCATCTGGCAGCTGTGTAGGCAGCTTAATAGACAGCTCATCGCCGTCCTTACCCTTCACAGTGATGTAATCGAGGCTGTTGTAGATAAACTTTTCCTCTGGTGATGACTTGTTCCACAGCTTCTCGTCAATCTCATCTGGGCGCTCCTCCCAAGGTTGAGGCTTGTCGTCTTTTTTAGGCTCTTCCTTTTTGTCTTCTGCCACCTTAAGGCCACGACGCTCAAGCTCCTTTAGAAACTCCTCGTCAGAGAGGCCTTGTGTTTTCGGCTCTTCCTCTGATTCTCCAGATTCTTTTTTGTCTGGTTCATCCTCTGGAGCCTCTTCCGGCTTGTCGTCTTGCGTTTCGGTGGTGTCTTCACCCTCACCGTTCTTTTCCTCCTCTGTGGTAGGGTTATCTTGTTGTTCCTTTACCCCATCAGTCGTTTCCTTGTCGTCCTGGTCTTGGGCTTCCGCCTTCTCGACCAACGCGTCAAAGTCCATCTCTGATAGGTCTGTGCTAGATGATGCCAATGTAAACACCTCCATTATGTTTGATATATACCTAGATTATATCTAAATGGAGGTGGTTATGTCTATAGCCCGAGGCCGGAGAGGATACCGCTTGTGCCTTGATCCTGCACACCGCCTAGGTCGCCTACAGGCTGTGCCGGCTGTTCAGGGATGGGTTGACCTTCTACTGGTGGCTGTTGGCCTTGCATCGCCTCTGGTGGCGTCTGAGAGGGATCTACTGGCATTGGTGGCTGAGGCTCTGGAATCTCTGGGCTCGTAGGAATGGTTGGGTCTACGAGTAGCCCTTGGTCACTAGCTTCCTGGAGCTTCTCACGCTGGCTGAGGCTGAGTACCTCTTGATCAATGTGAGCTAGGAGTTTCTGCTGCAACTTCGGGTTAGCCATGAGGAACTTGTCTGTCTGGAGTTGCTTGTTGTGGGCTAGGATGTGCTCTGGCGTCACATCGTCACGTGGTTTAGCGTCGAAGCCGTTCATGATGACTGCAAAGTCAATGTAGGCCTCCTCGTCCTGTACTTCACTACGCACCTCATCCACGAGCATGTTCGGGTCAGTCTTGAACTTGACCAAGCTCTCGTAGCGCTCGCTAGAGTCCTTGAGGCCAAGATCCTTGAACAGGTTGTATGGATCAATCACGCCAAGCTCTGCCAGCTTGACTGCGATGTTCTCACGGCGGCTCTTGTCCATACTCACAGTGCTACCTGGCGATACAGCAATCACAGCGTTATCTGGGATAGTCTCACGAGACAGCTCGACGTGGATAAAGTTACCATCAGTGTCACGACCAGAGATTTTGTGGTTCTTGCTGTAGTACACTTTCATCATCTGGACAAGCAGCTTAAAGTAGCGATCAAGCATGTTATCAATCTCACGCACAATCTCATCCTGGCGGCCCGAGGCCTGGCTTTGCATCATCTGTGCTTCACCAAGTGTACCAACGTCACGCTTCGAGTCATCACCACGGAACTGAGACGGCGTACCAAGGATATTGTGGATGCTGTTCTTAATGTCTTCTTTGTCTTGCAGGACGTAGTTAGGCAGCAAGTGGGCTGGAATTTCGCCATATGCGTTACTGATAGGCTCATCCTCACGAATATCGAGCACAACAGACTGGTTAGGTTTGCCTGTGAGCTTCTTGGCGTCATCCTCTGAGATAGCGCCAGAACGGAACACCTTGATGCTGTTAGCTGTGTCTGCGTTATCAATAATCTGGCGTCCACGACGGTTGAGGATGTTCTGGAGAGGAATAGCCTGCTCGATAGGTGATGTTTGGTCGATCATATGGCTACCGTCGTTCAGGTAGTTACAGAAGGTGTACGGCTTAGTAGGCTTGTCTGTGTAGTTACAGATAGCAACACCCTTGTTGTCGTACTCATACATAGGGCTGAGCTTCTTGTCTAAGATGAGATTATTGAAATACCAAGCGACACACTCACGTGGCTCACCGGTGGTGGTATCTGTAAACCAAATCTCATTGTAGGCTACAACAGTGCTGAGGAGCTTCTGCGTCTTGCGCACAAAGCCAAGCTCTGCCATAATCTCCTTCTCTTTCTCTGGGAATTTAGACATGAGAATATCTACAGTGTCCTCACATACCTCACAAATAAAGCGTGGCTCCTCGTCTAGCTCTGCGTTACGGTCTAGAATAACCTTCTCTGGGTTGAGCGCCTTAGCTTCAATCTCCTTACTGAATGGGTTGTACATGAGCTTGATCACACCCACACGCTTCAAGGCCAGGTTCTTGGCTGCTACCTTGATCTTGCGTGAGAGACGCACCTTCTGGCTGTGCAGATCTACAGCGCTTTCTAGACGTGTAGCGAGCGTCTTGCTGGCTGGTGAGTCATCCCCTGGAGTAATCTCACACCCTGGGTCACGAGCTGACACGTAGGCAATAACAGCTTGAATACCAACGAATAGCTGGTTATCTCGGTAGTCTGCCTGGTGGTAATAGAGCCTATCGCTGTCCTGCTTGCCTAGGTAATACCGTTCGTTCTGTGCTCGCACGTTGCGTAGGTTGAAGCCGCTTCTGCTATTCCAGTAGGCTTCTGAGTCGTTCACCCAGTACTTGAAACGCCGTACAAGCGTAGCGTCATCTACTTCATCGATAGATAGAGCGTCACGCTCATCAATCACGCCTGTGCTAGTTGTTATGTCGTCTACCCTAGGGTCTTTAAATACTTTGTCTTGGTCATGCATGCTATGTCTCCTGTTTGTCTCTATCATACAGCAAATAAAGCATGAGAGACTAGCCTTTATGAGAGCTTATCTGTCTCTACCGCTGTTGCAATATCAATTCCAATGTCTTTTGCCTCTACTCTGCCGCCCGGTGCCATGGTAAATGACTGCTTGGTAAGCTTGTTGATCTTCTTTGCCTCGTTCACCAGGAACCCATACTCACGATTGGCTGTCATGAGAGTGTACATGAGAGAGTCTAGTGCGTGGTCTACGTTATTAGGGTCAAGCTCCTCACCGCCAGACTCTTTAGCGTAGATGATGGTTGGTAGTGTGTCGATGAGGTATGAGCAGTACTTACTAAAGATGAGGCCAGGCTTGCCGTCTGATTTATTAGCGAAAGCACTGTGTATCATCTGCACTGCTGCTTGCTTCCTGTCTTTCATGAGCTTATCAGCCCGTACAATGCGTGGACGCTTCTCGTCTGGAGCTAGACGTGCAAATGTATCATTGAGCACCTTAGCGATCGTCTCAGAGCCTCCTAGATGGCTGTAAGCGTCATGTGGCAGAGCTATCAGGTCTACATGATCCTTTAGATACATCTCTACAATCCTCTCACACCAGTACTCTTTAGGTTTGTGGTTGCCATGCAGCTCGCGGTAAATAAACGCTCTGTTCTCCTTCTCCGTGATGTTATCAAACATAGCCCAAAGAAGCACACACTCATCGTTGTAACCCCAGTCCATACCCATGACGCGGTAGTTACTGTCAAAGGCCTCTTTAGTAACACCCCACTCACTGAACTTGGTGTAGGTATGCTTACTCTGCCGAAACTCCTCAAACACAGCGCCAAACTGAATGTCCCAGTCGCCAAAACGCCAGGCACGGTACAGCTCTGGGTCTGAATCCTGTAGAGAGTCGAGGTATTTCACGTAGTCTGGGTCGTTCTCGAGCAGGAACGGGTTGGAGTCAATGGTGGCTGGGATGTAAGCTCGCCAGATACCTGTACGCTTGTCTATGACGATTTGCCAGTGTGTGACTTGTTTCTTGCCGTATATATCTACCCATGGGTACTCCATCTTGAGTACTTCTGCCCTATCTGGATCCGGTGCTACAAAACGCTTCTTTACCCATCCCATGCCTGCGCCACCTGGGTTTGTAGTAGCAAACACTTGAGGGTATAGGTCTTTGTACTTGCTGCGAGCTGAGCTGATGAGCTTCTCATATCGTCCCTCGTCTGGTATCTGAGTCAGCTCCTCGATGTTGATACGACAATACTCATGTCCCTGGTACTTTGTGTAGGCTTCAGCATCGTGGAGATGGCCACCAATGACACGGCCACAGCCTTTAGCTGAGAGCACCATAGGGTTACGACGTAGCTTAGCTCCAAATGGCTGGAGGGCTGCTACGGCACGCTCCTCAAAGTCTGCTAGGTCTCCTGCGTCTTTACGAATGACGAGTTGGCGTGCTCTGGTATCGCCAAAGCGGTCGCCTATAGTAGCGATGGACACGTCTGTCTTACCTCCACCGCGTGAGCCACCGAATAATATCTCACGGAATCTCTTATCACGTGAGAGAGCTATTGCGAGCTGCTGAGGGCCTGGTAATGGTAACCAATAGCCCTTCTCTCGCAGCTCATCATACTTTGCTTTGTTTAGAACGGGCCAATGCGACTTGCTCATCAATCCAATCCGTTGGTAGTGTTGGTATAATAAAGCCTCTCATGATAGTTTTCATATTATCGCTGGCGTCTATAGATATATCCTGCTTGGCCTTGCCTTCTGTACGGTCTGCTACCTCTTTAGCTTCGGCCAGGCCTTCAGAATCACCCTTGTAGGCACGTTTAACACGCACGAGAGCTGTCTTTTGGAATGGAGTAAGCTCATCGCCCTTTTTCTCAAATTCCTCAAGTTCTTTGAGTGTCATGCGGCCTAGCTTGTTATACCAGTATGAGATGCTGGTGTCTTTTGACCAGCGGCCACTAGATCTGTTCTGAGGGTTGTCGCCTAAGCCGCCCTTACCAGTAGGGTTCCTTAGGTGCGGTGGGGTTGGTTCCTTCTTGACCCCTGTTTCTTGCTTGGAAGATTTTCTTGGCATACCAACATTATAGTCATTTCCCTTATGAATAACAAGAGGAGAGGCCTCGCAAACCTCTCCTAGTGTGTATTTATGTCTATCTTTGCTGCACTACCCATAACACCATGGCCATAGTAAAGAACCAGACAAATAATTTAAACAAGTTATGTGCTATGTTGGTATCGTTATTCTCTATCTCTTCTTGCTTAATGATCCTATAGTCATATACTGCTTCTTTATCTTTTAGCAGATTAGTGATAGCTGTGCCATTATCTAATGCTGTAGTAGTATAGATACTCCATTTATCGCTAGGGTTGTGTTTGTAGAGTAGGCGGTAGTGGTACATTAGATCATTCCTCGTTTTCCTGGGTGTCTGTTTATGAGCCGGCAATCCTGGTAGGTTTGATTATGCAAAGCGAGGCGTGAGGTGGCGTCTGTGTGTCGGGTGACGAATGGTTCAGAGGGTGCTTTATCTAGAAGATGCACATCTTTCACTGATAATTGTTTTGTACCATCTGGATCAAACTTCAGCTTTAAGACATAGATAGCCTCGTCTGGGTTGTTAGCTTTTACTATGCGGGATAATGTGCCTTTAGCTCCATTTCTACGGTAGGTGATCATATATGGTTTCATTGCTACTCCTTTATGGTTAGTCTGCTAGCGTGCCGTCTATGAGACGTATACGGCTTACGGTTAGTTCTCGCTCGTTATCTGGGTCTTGTGACAGTTTTAGTAGATATTCTACCTCCTCTTCGCTGTTAGCTTTGACGACGCGGTGTAGCACGTCTGATATTCCTTTCTCTTGGTAATCAATTAAGTAGGTATGCATCATTATGCTATTCGTCCTCTGAGATACGCTCTACATTGATGATGCGGTAACTGTATGGCTTGCAGCGATTGCGCTCGAGGTTACGGAGTGCGACACGAGCGTTTTCTGCTACTGTCTTATACTCCTCCTTTTGGCTTCGGCTGAGCCTTTTGTACTCGATTGTGTATAGATACATTGTTAGTTCTCCTTTTCTCTTTTGGTCAGTGGTTCGTATGCTCGCTTGAGTTGTTTGCTGTCCATTGCTAACTCGATGTTGCTGAGAGCTTTCTCTAGGTAATCTGTTGCGTTGTCGATGTAGTATTGGTCGTCTACAAACTCTCTGAGGAGGTTGAGGCGGTACCTCATATCCTTTAGCTCCCAGGACTCCTGGTAGAGTTTCTTTCTTACTTTCCAGTTCTGCATTGCTTCTCCTAGAAATTCTTGTACTCTACTACTGATACATCTGATGAGCCATTGCTAAGCTCTGTAACACGGAGTAGGCTTACTTTCATAAACTCATCTGGATCTGCTGCTGCGACTGCGTAGCCAAACTCATCGAGAGCTTCATCTTTCGTGCTAATATCAGATGACTCTTGGTTGTTCTGGTACTCATACTCACTGATGAGTGGATTCCAGACGTATACCTCTCCGAGCCGTGTAGTGGCTTCAATGGTGTAGTGTGTGTAGATTGACATTTTGGGTTTTCCTCTTTTTCTTTTTTTTTTTTTT